GATTAGCTCATTTGGCTAGAGCGCTTCATTGACGTTGAAGAGGTGAGAGGTTCGAATCCTCTATTGCCCACCAGATACGACGATTGTATAACTCTTTATCAGTTACTGATGAAGAGTTATTTTAATGTCGTAAAGGAGTATAGAAAATGACAGCTACAAACTCAGATAACATCATATCTCACATTTCTCGCGCATATGTAGAGGAGCGTATTTCAAAAAAAGATAATAGACCATATAGCTTATTGACTATTGAATGGATTATGCCTAATGAGAAGATTTATAAACAATCGGTATTTCTCTCTTCTGAACAATTGTCTCTTATAGAGTCATCAGTCGCTAAGGAGTCCCTGCTTTAATTGTAGGGCTTATATATTTTAGTTTTTGGTGCTTGCGCTTAAAAGTAAGTTAAATGTCAAGATAAAAGCAGCCAGAGTTGCCATTGTAGCGGGCTGGTAACTCAGTGTTATATTGAACAATTAAAAGCTACAAGAAAGGATTAAAGCAAGTTATGAAGCTTATTGAAGCAGCTGACGCTACTAGCATCATTACGACGGTTATTGGTTACTTTACCCAAAACTGGCCTGCTCTTGCGATTCTGATTGGCTTCGGTGTTGGTCTGAAGTTGTTCCGCAGCTTTGGCAATCGTGGCTTAAAGGGGCGTTTCTAGTAGTTTGTGAGATGTACGACCTCCACCACGCGTACATCTCACTCCTTGCTTATTGAATATATGAAGACTATAGAGATTGTACAATTGATCACCCAGACTCTATCCGCTAATTTTTCTTCTCTTTTGGCTATCGTTGCCGTTGGAGCTGGAGTAAAGATCGTTTTGGATATTATTTTTAAGTCGCTTTATTCGGTTACTAATTCTAGATAGGAGTATTTTATGTCATCTATGGAGTTACAAACAATTTTAGATAAGTTTCTTGTAAAATTTTTTGTCATTCTATTTTCTGCTTTTATTTGCTGGTATCTAATAAGAAGAATTTCTTATTCTGGAGGTGATAAATAATGAGTTCTAGTGATATTGTCAGTCTAATTTATAACGCTATTACTCTTTTTGCGTTGGGTTTCTGCGTTTATTTTCTTTACACTGATGTTTTTAAGAATAGGAATAATAAAAAATGATGATGTTATTTGCTTTATTCTCTATTTTTTTGTTGTTTATAGTGGTTTTTTCGATTGATGAAGAAAAAGAATATCAGACTTATTTAAGGAAGAAGCTTGAAGATGAAAATAAATAAGAGAGTTTTTTATGCTTTGTCTTCTCTTTTGATTTTTGGATATTCTGTTTTATCTCCTTTTAATTCAGTTTTTGCTCAGGGTTCTACTCCTCAGATTCCTGATTTTCGTATTACTAAGAAACTATTATTACAGTACGACAAGTCTTCTGTTGATGTAAGTACTCTTTTTTATTCATATTTCTTCACTAGAAAAGATGTCGAGTGGACTTCTTCTTGTGGTCAATTTATTTCTCGAGCTGATGCTGAAAAGTCATATAAGAAAGCTGTTTACGAGGGCGGTGATTGGATCGTAACTAATGGCTATTATCGAGGTAATGGTCGTGATGAGCGTATTGTTCGTCTTTATTGGACTGAATCCAAAGCTCCGAAACAGATTCTTCGTTATGATGAATATTACGGATATCATTTTTCAGCGTATGGCTTTAAGCAATTGATTTTGACTATGCCTTCTTCTGATCACTTTAGGGTTGTTTGTGATTCTTCTTTAGTGGGTAGCAGTACCCCTCTAGTACTTTCGCATTCTCAAGCTTCTGGTTTCGTCGAGACTTATCTCTCTACCCCTGATTATGAACTAAGCTCTATTCTTAAGGATCGTAATATTAAGATTCCTAAGTCTCTTCAAGATGAGATCTTACCTGATTTTGAATATGATGTTGTTGATAAGAAAATTTCAATAAAACATTTGAAAGATCGTGATCGAATAACTCTTGATGCTTTTTCTTATTATACTAAGGGTGGTTGGCATTTGGTGGATAATACTTATCAGTTACTTTTTACCATTCAAAAACGTCGTGGTGGTGATGTTATTGATCAAAGAGTTATTAATGCTGGTGATTCTTTTTCTGTCGATTTACCTAGTTATGATGAATATGTTGTAGTTGCAAGCTATTCCGCTAAGGCTTGTTATTCTTATGGTGAAGGCTCTGTTACTCCTGATTATTGTATAAATGCTCTTCCTGATGATACTGAATATATAAAATATAAGGAACGTTATATGTATATTAATGTTGACGGTCGAAGACATTCTGGCTCTACTGTCGATTCTGCCTGTCTTGAGGGTTTTTGTGAAGAGAAGCGAGAGAAGCCTAAATATGAAGACTGTTCTCAGTATGACTATAATTTTAATGGATTAAAAATACCTTCTTTCGGATCTATCGCTTGTGCTATTCGTAATTCTTTTGTTTGGTTTTTTACAGATTTTATTTTTAGTATAATTTTTCCAAAAATTGAAGATCTTCAATCTCTATGGAATGATCTATTGAATACTATTATTGATCGATTGGGTTTTTTGGCCTTGCCGTTTACATTTATAAAAGGTGTGTTTGCTACAGTTGAAGCTATGAACTCTAATAATACTACTTGTGCTGTTTCGCTTACTGTTTTTGGATCTACTGCTAATGTCGAATTATGTCGGTGGCGTTACCAATTGCCAGCTGTTTGGTCATTTATGCAGATATTTCTTCAGGGTGGTATAGCTATTGGCTTTTTATGGACTTGTTATCGATTGGCCAACAGGTTCTTTGGAATCTATGTAGAGGATTATGAAGAAGAGGAACATGAAACTCAATCCGTTCGCTGGCTTGACGAGCGTACTGGTGATCATGGTGACTGGGAAGAAAGGAGAAAAGATTAGTATATGATAGTAATGTTTATTTTGTCGTTTATCGTCGTTATCATTAAATTTATTCTCTCTCTTATCTTAATTCCTGCGGCTCCATTAGTTTTTCTTAATGCCATTAATAATGTTGTTCCTTATTTTGCCTTTCCGATCGTTGTTCTTAGGAATTATATAGGTGATACATTCTTCGCTACAATGCTCGTTATGATCGTCACTAGTATTACTGTCTTTATAGCAATACGTCCTGTTCTTTGGTTTTATAACAAAGTGAGGGGTCATTAATGCCTAATATTCTACCATTCGTTTCTAAGTCTTTTAATTTTGACAAAGAAGCTATTAGAGAAAATAGACGTAATCGCAAGGATCCAGACTATTTTCAACCTTCAGGTATTCAGACTTTTTTCGGTGAGCAAGGTGATGGTAAGACCATAACTCTAATTCATTTTTATAAGAAGATTGTAAAGCGATATCCGAAAGCTATTGTTGTCTCTAATATTATATTAAAAGATCGTACCGCTCTCAGATTCGACGGATCTTTAGATAAATTAAAGTCTATTCTCTCTAATGAGATTGATACTGTTTCTAGTTATATTTACTATTCTTCTTTAGAAGAATATGCACTTGTCAATCAATGCGTTCGTAACGGTAAGTATGGTGTGATAGTTATTACTGATGAATATCAAAATTATTTCTCTAACCAGGATTCTCGTAATGTTCCGCCCTGGGTCATACATCAAGCAGCTCAGAATCGCAAACAGAAACGGATCCACCTCGTTACCTCTCAGGATTACGATCAATTGGTAAAGGCTGTGCGTCGTCGGTCGGATATTGCCTTCAAATGCAAATCTTTCGCTCTTCCATTCGGCTTGTCTGCTGGCCCTATTTTTACGGTTTACTGGGCGTTTATCGCTAAGAAGCTGGAGTTTGATAATAATGGCAAGCGTGTTGACGGATCGCGTCCTCTTAAAATGGGATTCTTCTTCCAGTCGCAAGCGTTGCGCGATTCATACGATACCAATCAGGTTGTCTTTACTGGCTCTCAGGCTGACGGCGTCTATCTCGCCTCACAACCTACTGTCACGATAAAGAAACTTGCTGTTCCCCTTAGAAGGAGAAAGGGGGTGTTTTCTAGGTAGAAGCGACTCTCTGATCGGCGCGAAAAGTTGCGCTTTTCGCGTCCGGGCGGTGTTTATAGGTTCCCGCCCGTAGGGCTACTTGATAACCCAACACTTAACAAGCGTTTATAGAGGTAAACAACACGTAAAAAATAACATATTGGGGGTATGTTTTATGAATCAATCTTTAACTGTAATTGAACACATTACAAAGGAATACCCTAATAATATGTATAAAGTCACTATTTTTAACAATCCCTTAGTTATTCCACGACCCAGATTGGGTCATAAGCCTAATAGGGATTCTGAGAGGCCATCAGATAAAGCTATTGAAGAGTCACTTCGTCGTACTCGTACTACTATTTTCGATTATGCTTTATCTAATAATTTTTCCTATTTTGTTACTTTTACTTTCAATCCTAAGAAGGTTGATAGATATTCTATAGAGTCTACATCGAATATTATGAAGTACTGGCTCAATCGTCAGAAGAAGCACTCTCCTAATTTTGCATACGTGATTGTTCCCGAATTCCATAAAGACGGTGCTATCCACTTTCACGCTTTGATTCGTGATTATAATGTCGAATTGAAGTCTACTAATGTTTTTCAGAATGGTAAACGCGTCTATAACCTTACAGGTTTTACTGCTGGTTTTACTAACGCTCAGAAGCTTGATGATGATCAAACTAAGGCCGCAGCGTATCTTACTAAGTATATTACTAAGGATATGATCAATCGATTCAATAAACGTCGCTACTGGGCCTCTAAGAATCTACACAAGCCTGTAAAGCGTTATGAATCATTATCTGAATTAGGGTTGGATCCGTATATTTTTGATGACAATTTAGTTTTCTCTTCTGATAAGTATGATATGTCTGTTTATCAGTTTAAACGTGATTCAGCTATTGATTCTATTTATGATTTATTGATTGATAGAGATGTACCTATTTCGTCATCTGCTATTCCTATTAGTATCAGACTTCGTCAAGCATCATTACCTACAGTATTTAAACAGACTCGCCCTCTTCCGCCTTAATTTTTTGTTTTTAGATAGTCTTCTATAATTTTCTTTATCTCTATAGTTTTATTGTAGATTCCTACTATACAGAATGAAGCTATCATCATAATTATCATACATAAGAATACGATAAATATTATTATTAT